ATGAAAGGTTTGGTGCTGACGTTATCGTTACTGATGTTATCCGTGAATGCTTTTGCCGCTGGGAAAATAGTGACTGTCAGTAAGTTTGAATTTGGCAAACAATGGGCATTTACCCGAGAAGAGGTGATGTTGGAATGCCGCTCAGGGGGAGCTTTGTTTGTGATAAATCCCAGCACATTAGCGCAATATCCACTTAATGATGTTGCATCTGAACAAATGAAAGCAGGCCATGTCCTTGCGAAACCGCTAGATATTTTATTATTAGATGATAGCGAGAACCCTGGTCAAAAGATGAGTTTGCTACCTTTCCAACAGCGTGCGATGACTTTATGCGAAAAGTAAGCACGACAACTTGAGCATCGCTACGGCCTTTATTTTCTATTTAACAGATAATTACCTTTCTTAACTGGTAGGCTAATTTGTATCATTTAAATTAGTTTGCAACCGTTATTAATTACTTCTGTTGCTAAGTTGGCGAAACACATGTCCTCGACTACTCTTAAAGAGTATGGCTGAACAAGCCTACGTTAATGCCAACTTTTAGCGCACGGCTCTCTCCCAAGAGCCATTTCCCTAGACCGAATATAGGAATCGTATTCGGTCTCTTTTTAATCTATTGATTTTAATGATATTTTTCTGTTTCTCCCGAAATCCCCCGAAATTTCCCCGAAATCCTATACTCGGCCTAAATCTCAACCCACTCATTTTTACGTGAATCCAGGTATACATTCGTCATTTTCATCGATTTGTGTCCAAGCAATTTCTGTGCAAATTCCTTACCGTATTCCGCTTCATAAAGACGAGACGCCAAGCTGCGGATCTCGTGAAAACTGGGCGGGGATATTTCATAAACCAGATCGGTTGCTTTCAATGCTTTAACAAATGCTTTGGTGAGCGAGTCCGCATTTAAGGCTCCGGGTTCTCTGCCTGAATTTTTACTTGGCGAGCTGATGAGATATTCACTTTTACTGTTATTCAGGCACTTTTCTATAATTTCCCCAACCGTGGTATTCATTATTTCCAGCCGTAATGATAGCGATATCGCAATCTGCATCTTGGTTTTACTCTGGACTACCCAAAGCTTGCCGTCATGAACATCGCTTCTTTTTAATTGCCGCACATCATCACGGCGTTGGCCGGTAATCAGCGCCAGAGCCAGGCTAAGTTGAACCCAGTTCCGCTGTTGGCCAGCAGCCTCATAAATCTTGCAGAAGGCGGCATAGTCGAGCCGTTCCCGCTTAACTTTTGGTGACGGCGTGCGTGTTGCTTCCACTGGATTGGTGCTAATTAAACCATCAGCTATTGCTTCGCGAAAAACATCAGACAAAACAGAACGTAGATTTACCGCCATCGAACTTTTACCATTATCGACATAGGTATTAATAAAATCAGCAATATGCTTGGTGGTCACAGTCTCGATCGGCCTATCTCCAAATTCTTGCTTAATATATCCGATTTGCAGGACTCTCATTTTCATGGTGTTCTCAGCCAGTTCGCGACGCTTTAATAGTTCTGAATAGCGCTTTAGCCAACTCGCTACGGTATTAATCTCGGCTTTAGCCGCAGGAGTTGGGGCAGGGGCTTGCAATCGTTCAAGTAGGGCTACTGGTTGAAAGGTTGATTCAATATAGTTGTTAGCCTGAATGGCCTGAGATATGGCATCCCTCCGGGCGATTTGCCCTAAGGATATTTCGGAACCAGTTATTGGGTTGCGCCAGCAAAATGATTTCTCTCTACGCCGATATGTCAGATTTCTTGGCAAATTGGCATCATACTTTTTTGGCCTCTTTGCCATGAATAATTCTCTCTATCAGTGACGAACTTGTGCAGGGGGATGTTTTAAGTATTTCTTTTGCCAGCCGATAGCTTTTAGGCTGAATATAAATCGCACCTGGCTGTACCCGATATTCCCGCCCATGTTTTTCAGGGGCCGGATAAATATTGCCACCTCGCGCCCAGCGCTGAAGTGTCTGGGGCGTAGGCTGCTTGCTGCGATAAGTTTCTTCCGCCCATTCTTCTAATGTCAGTAATTTGGTCATTGGTCTTTCCTCAGTAGGAAAGGGCGCAACGATGCTGCGCCCTATTATGGTCGTTTGGTCTGGGGTGGTAAGGGGCTATGTTTTTAAGTGGCTATGATCTATATCGTCAACGACGATAATCTTTATTACTATTCAAATCATAGCCTGTTCAATCAATGGCGATACATGAACTTTCCAAGAGTTAATCAGTGGTAAACAGGTAATATGATAAATAAGCCAACAAGCATACACAGTTGTAGGGTAATAGCAGTCGCCAGCAGATAATTTTCCATGAGCCATCTCATGGCGGAGAGCTGGACCTGGCTTGTAGTTGAATAGCAAGTCGATTTCGTTGATCAGGTCTACACCAAATATTTCTTCAAGTTGTGGCCGAAGAGATTCTAATAATCCAGATAACGAACGGTCTTCCTGAAGTAGGTCAGGCTTTATCTTTGAAGTCTCTCGATTAGCGTTCAGTAGAACGTAACGAAGGGAGTTTTCTAGTTGAGGTATAAGTAAATAAGAAGCCGATGCATAACGGCAGGGTTTCGGTAAGCACGGTTTCTGCCCACTCCGCCCGCTTAACTAAGTGTGGGTGAGTAGGCTCAAGCAGATCTCGAATACGCTGGGTAACCGCCGGGGTGAGGCCATCCGGCCAGTTATGTTTGAAGTCATCAAACATGGGATAGACCGGTAATGTCCACTCATTGACCGAGACAATCAGGCCAATGCCACTGGTAGAGCGGATTTCAATATGCCAGTCAATATCGTTAATGATCTGCATATCGTAATCACCTGAGCGGAGTTTCAGCCCCCATTGGAAGGTATAAAAGTAAAACTCAATACCATCATTGCCACGATAGTAGGTTGGCTCGACGTCACCATCCATACGCTGGATCCGGTTGGTGAGGTCAGAAACGGTATTATTCAATTGGTCATTAACATTGACCATGACAGCCAGTTTGCTGGTTTTTTCTGCTACCTCTTTTTTGTATCGCCGGATCTCCGTTAATTGCTGGTTTAACAGGGTTCTTTTGTTCTCCAGATCATCTTTCAGGCGAACAATTTGGATTTTCATTTTTTCAGGATTCAGTGATTTCAGCCGATTCACTTCAGTGGCCAATACTCGCTGGTCGGAAAGTGACAGGTTGTATTTGGCTGAGATACTGTCTCGCTGCGCATTGGCTTCAGCGACTAACAGGTCTGCATTTTCTATGCGTTCCTGCACTTGTGTTAACGCCAAGGATTTCGTGGTTAGGTCGTTTTCAGTTTTTTCTAAACGGTCGAATAACAGGTTGTATTCGTCAGTCTCGATGTTGAGTTGTTCAATACATAGGGACTGTGCTTGGTTGAGTAAAACAGTCGCGCTCTCTATAGAGCGCTGTGCGGTGCCGGTAGTCTGCTCAATGGCAAGGTCTAACTGCGCCCGAACTGGACGCAGAGATGACTCCAGCACACTGGCAGTTGTGGCCTGTGTGGTCATGATGGGTTACCTGTGGGATGCCTGCCAGGGCAGGTGATGAAAGGTTATTGCGTGATAGAGAAATAGCGGATCCGGCCCGCTTTCACTGCGTTGTACAGGCGGTTAACTGTTTCAGTAGTAAGCTCAATTCCTGCCGCTACTAAATCAGCATCAATTTGGGCAATCCAATTAGCTGGCTTGTCTATTGTTGCCGCATTTGCTGTTTTACCCAGTTGGTCAGGAAAACTCACCGAACCCTCAGGATGCAACGGCTGATGGGGAGTTACTGCTGTGATTACGGTAGCGGTTTCTGTTACGAGCGCTACGGCGGCCAGTTGCCGTTTTTTCAATTCTTCTTGTTGTTGCTCTGCTTGTTGTCGCTGCTGTTCCTCAATTTGTTTTTGCCGGGTAATACGTTGATCAATCATCAGCGCCAGATGTTCGTGCTCAAGAGCAATTATCTGGTTGATGTCAGCGAACAGATTTTTATAAGTCGGTTCAATATCAGCAAATAGCGCTAAATTGGCCTGATATTTCTCACCTAATTGGTTAGCAGCTATCTTGGCGCGGGCCAGTTCATCGTTGGCTGCACTCTGTAAAGAGGTGAGGGTTTTCTTGCCTTTGATAGCAGTGGCAAAATCAGCCGGGATAGTAGGTAGAGTGACAATAGCCAACTGTTTATTGATACCGGCAATGTGCTCAGCAAGAGCGGCTTTTACCTTATTCAGTATTTCAAGGCGAATAGCTTCTTTGCGCAACTTAACGAGTTTTGACAGGTCTAGCCGTTTGTTTCGCATTTCATCGCGCAAGGTATCAATGGTGCGGAAAAGTAGATCAATCTGCTCAGTCTTAGACAGTGCCTGCTGCTTAATCAGATCCAGCTCTTTCTCTGCTTTTTCACAGAACTTAACGGTTTCTTCTGCGTCAGCGAAGTCCTGATCGGTCACCAGATTAGTGTTGATGGATTGAATAAAGGCCAACGCTTGATTCTGGTAAACCGTCAGATTTGATTCTTTTACCGCGCCCTCTATTTCCACCAATAGGGCAGGGAGGCGCATTAAGGCTTTACCTTGCGGTATGTCTTTTATCTCAGGGGCTGTGTAATCGTTTAAATCCTGCTCAAATTGCTGCCAACCCGCCATCAATTCCTTGCGCCGCCCGCGCACCGGTAAATATTCCATCCAGACAAAGTTTTCTTGGGTGCCATCCGATACCACAAAGATGACTTTTTCTGCATCACTTACGGCAAGTTGTTGCTCCAACTGCCAGTAATATTCTGGCGGCAGGTCTTTATTTTTCACCGCCAGCGCCAGTGTGGCATTCCACATTTTGTGTTCAAACAACACATCTTCCATCATGGTCATGCCATCAAAGGAAGCCAGCAAATAGCCATCATCATCGATGGCGGTTGCTGGGAATAATTCGCTGCCGATAATGGATTCTACGATAACCCGCGCTGTGGCTTCTTGCGCGTGGCCTTTATCGAACAAGTTGGTTTGTACCCAATCGCTGATTTCCCGTTCCGAGCCGGTAGCCTTCATGTTCAGCAATTCATCGCGGCGCATTTTACTGGAGGCGGCCATCATTACCGGGGCTTCGCTGGCAGTGAAATGGCGACTGCGTAAGGCGTGCCATTCTGGCGTGCCTTGCTGGACATTAATGATTTGCATCTTCTGCCTCCAGATGTTCGATAGTTTTGATTTGTGCCGAGGTGAGGGTGTATTTACTTTCGATGGTGTTGATGATTTGCGCGGCGGTTTTCTTGCCTTTATTGATCAGTGTTGTCCAGTCAGCCAGCGCGCGTTGAAATTGTTCCGCGCTGTATTCTGGTAGTGCCTGCGGCTGGCTTGGTTGCTGGCTGCCTTGGCTGTGTTCCTTACCTTCATTCACATCAAGACTTTTACCTTCCATTTCCTCTGCTGTTGGCTGCTGACCAATTTCCGGCCAACCTTTACGCAATGCCTGGGCTTCTGCACAATTACCGCAGAGCATAGATAACCCGTGGCGACGCACAACAATGACACCTGATGGTACTGTTACACACCATACTTTGCCGGAGGTGTTTTGAGTTATGACTAATGATGATGAGCTTTTACTGAGGCCTTTCACTACTGGTGAAGAGGTGGTTTCAGAAAGAGTGAATAATGAGCACGAGCCAATATCGCTTTTTTGTACGGAAGGGCTACTTATTGAATAACCAGCTTGAATAGCTAATAATTCGAATGCAGATATGACATTAGTATTTCGTTGATGTAAGCGGCGTACAGAGCCATTGTGAGAGCCATCAAACTCTAAAAGAGCATCAACAACAACTTTAGCCTGCCGGGATGATAATGATAAAATCCATTTAGGATGAATACGCTTTTCTGCGGTCATATATTTTGACACTAAGCTAAAATCATATGTAAAACTCTTCTTATCCCGGATGGTTTTAATGATTCTTTTGCCGGTCACAGCCTCTCTGCCCGCGTCTTTTTTTACTGATACTTTGCTATGTAATCCCAAAGAAAATAAAGCTTCTATTTTATAGAGTCTAGATACGGAAATTCTGATTTGATGGTATCCAGAGTGGTAGCCATCAGCTAATAGGTACCCAACTAAGTATAAAAGTTGATCGCTAATATTCGCATCAGGCCGATTTGAAACAACAGATCTCGGAATTGTCCACTTAGAACTATCTGTCGTAGCTTTTTGGTATAGTGTTGCTGCCTCTACTTTTCCGTTGTTCGTTAACATATCGTGATTTGGTGTTACGCTAAAATTCAAGCGACTACCATTTGCTGTCACCATTGAGCCGCTATAAGGCTGCACAAATGGAATTGCAGAGGATGATTCCAAACCATTAGTTGTTACTTGTAATATCTTCCCTGTTACTTTAGAAAATAGCTGAAACCCTTCATCAGTGAGTATTTCAGTTTCATCATCAAAACACTTGGCTAATTGCCCATAAGGGCGCTTTTTCCACATGGCATTAGGTGCCTGGGTATCGCGGCCCGCGGTGGCATAGTTTTCCAGCCAATACTCTTTCGCGCTGAACTCCACGATAGTGCCGTTAGGCATGAGTTTGCTCAGGGTGTATTTGCACCACTGAGGGAAAGTAATTTCTACTCCGTTAAAAACTTGTGTGAGGTCAGGGCCAAATTCGGGTTCCTGTGCACCGGCATAGTTACCAGAGCGGTCTGCCTGTATGCGATAGAGCCCAACACCGGGCATCACCACATCACGCATTTCATATTTACCACTTACCGCATCTTTCACGCTCATAGGAACTAAATGAACGGGTTTCATCAGTGGGTCTAACTGGCGGGCGCGGCAATAACTCACCGCCATGATGACTGAATCATCTTTAGCGCCAGGGTAAATACTGTTTTTCAGCGCGTTCCACGTTGGTTCGTCAATATTCAACCCAACCACGGCGGGCGGGAGATTACTGGTTGTTACTGCTTGGGTGGTCATTGGTCAGCCCTCAGATTTTGACAGCGATAGCCAGAAACATGAACGCGCCTAAAACACAGGCGAAGAAGAATTTCAGGCCAGATTGGCGGGGATACAGGTTGAAGTCGTCGCCGGTAACGCGGTGGCGGTATTGGAGTTTCTTGATGAATTCAATAGTCATGGTATGCTTTCCCATGGTTGGGTTTGGTCACTCAACCACGCTGATAATAATCCTCGTGGTTATTGTTCAGTCCTCAGTAGGTTTGCGGTTGGTCCCGCACTCCTGGGATAGCCCCGGCTTAATCGCTGGGGCTTTTCTCTTTATTGGAGTTGGTGGTTTTTCTCAGCGTCTAATTCCATTGCTCGTTCTGCCTTGGCAACACGGAGAAATATTTCCTCCTGTACCTCATCCAGATAAAGCTCCATAGCGGCGGTTTCGGTAAACGCCGTAAGATAATGGGTACTGGCACCTGCAATAAAGCAGCTATTTTTTACTGCGGTTTTAAAGGCGCAGAGCATTTTCGAATGGCGGCGTAAAAACGCAATCCGCTTGCCTAATTCCTCTTGCTCATCAGGATCCGAAATCAATAGGCGGTCATATTGTTCCAGCGATTGCTCAACCATTCGCTGATAGTTGTATTGGTGCATAAAGCCTCCAATTATGGGGGAGTTATAGATAAATTTTTTCCGTGAATAGAACAAAGAACTTTGAGCTAACCGTTGATGAGTAATGCAGTTGGAATGAAACTCTCAAATTTCAACATGCGGGTTTGAAATGTTTGGCTTAATGGTGCACTTTAATAATTAGTCGGGGTCATTATTCATTGCATGTAAATAATAACTTAGCGAAACATAAAAGGAGTATCTATGTCATCTAAAGAAGAATTTATTAGAAAATCACAAGAAAGTGAAAAAAATAGAATTTTGGGAGAAGAAAAACAACGAAATGATATTTTGGTATTTCAAAATCGTATTCACGAGCTTTCTAAAGATATTGCGCAATGGGTATCAGGAACACCGGTAAAAATAACTATTGATACCAGTGTTCTCCATGATGAGACGACTGTGAACGTACCGGGATATAAAGTAGATAACATTATTCTTAGTTATAATGGGAAATCGATACGATTTGAGCCTGAAGCTTTATATTATATGGGGCAAACAGGTGGTATGAACATTAAATTCTCAGGGGTAACTAATCCTCCTCAAGTCAGTTTACTCATGCGAAGTAATTTCGCTCCTAACGTTGATCCTGAATGCTGGGTTTTCGTGAAAAATGGAAGTAAAGCAACTCGTGAAGAATTTACAGAAGACAATTTCTTTGAATTGCTAAAACGTATACTATAATTAATTACTGTGACCTATCCATATATATGGATAGGTTTTATTTTTAATTATTACTGATTTTTTTCCTCTTTGTAAATGCGTTGGAATGGGTAGCGATCTGTATCTGGCTTGATATTGCGGTAGAAGTGGGAGCCAATTGATTCAGCACCGGAGAATGCCGCGTAATCATCAGCGGACACATTCTGGTAGTGATACAGGGCTGCCGGTTCACCCTTCGACTTAAAACGAATCGCCAGAGTGTTGCTAACTGGGTCATGGCCGATGCTGTGGATCTGGGAAGATTCAATCTGCTTCATACTAATTGCTGGTAAATTGCTCATATTGGTTCCTTTTAGGTAAAAAAAGAGCCACAGCCTAAGCTGTAGCTCCGATGGTTTATTTTGCTTTCCTGCTAATTAATGCTTAACACACGCCGCGAGGTAACTTACTGCAACCACGCATCTTCTGGCGGGCAACTGCTGCAATCCGTTTCTCTGGATCTGCTGAAGTTCTGGGCTTGCTGGGTACGGCTGGCATATCTGGCATCGGTTTGCACCGCACCAAAACTAATACTGCTTTTTCGATTCGGTTACTTTCACGCTTTGCCAGTGCCTGGATATGGGCATTGCGTTTTTTTGCCATACGCCTTTGACGAGATGTTGTAGCCATTGGTCAGTCCTCTGTAGATTTGCGATTGGTCTCGCATTTGTGCTTCTTACTGAACACGCGCCGAGCTTGAATTATTTTCGAATGGTTATAGGTTTTGTAAAAAACAGCACGGCAATTGCTACAGAACAAAGTTGCATTACCATGACCATCTAATCCCCAACCAACAAAATCATTTACTTCTCTAACCATTATCAACTCTACTCAGTGGTATTTATGCCTGCCGACGCGAACATCGACAGGGTAAATCCACTCGTCATTTTTAAGCTGCTTGTGTGTTAACCGGGCGCGAACCGGTTACTCAGTGATGCTTCACGCCTCCTTTCCCTCACTACGCCGCTGTGGGAACCCGACCTGTAACGCCGTCGTCGCGTGCCTGAATGGGGGATGGTCTATCCGCGTTTTTACTTCATGATTTTTTCCTCCATTGTGGGTACTGCGTGGTTTAGCTGAGCCGTGACCGGTACACGCGGACCGTTTGGTGTCACTTAACCTGTTTGTTAAAGAGCGTACCCATTGTTTCGGGTGGAGGTTCTGTTTCTGAATCTTAATGTAACTATAGTTTCGGATTGCGTCAAGTGAGATTTGATACTTTAGTTTCGGTGGCTGTTGTGAAAAACCATTCAGTGTGGTTTTTCTGAAAAATGGGGGAATTAACGAGGTGGGCAGTCTGATTTATTAAAGGTGGCGGTCAATGTTTTTGTGGGGAATTGGTAAATATAGTTAACTGAGCCTTGATATTTATCGATAAGAATGTTGTCGCAAAGTGCATGGGTAAAACTTTCTTTCGCAACGGCTTTAGCGTGAATAACTGTTTTGTCATCAGGACTCATATCGTTGATTTTATAGATATAATTAATGCTTTTGTCTTTGACAAACATATCAGTTAAAAGGGTGTTGTCATCTAAACGCTTAGGGATGCCAATTTTGATTTTTTCTTCAGCAAATGCTGGTACGGCTTTTTCCCAGATTGAAGCATTATCTGATTTATCTGCTAGTGTGCGCCCTAAATCTTTAGCGAGGACAGCAAAGATAGTAGCAACAATGAGAATAATAGCTCTCGTGCCCCATTTTTTGATAAAACCTATGAGGCTATTTTCTGTTGTTACGGTAGGTTTTGCATCAATAATGGTTTGCTGCCTTTTAGGCGAACCACTCAACCAGGGATTTGAGGGATTTATTTGGCTTGGTTGACTAACCTGAGTTCCGCATGATGAACAATACTTGCTAAGGGGATCAACTGATGCGCCGCATTTCATACAATACATTGTTATCTCCTTATAAATTTTCCCATTTGGCTTCAACGACAACCCCAATAATACGGCAGTTACCATTGATTTTTATCATTGGATACTGAGGGTTAAGCGGTTTGAGATATTTATTGCCGGCATCTTCAATATAACGTTTGAATGTAGCCTCATTATCATCAGTTAATTTAGCAATAACCAATTTTCCCGAAGTAGGTTCCATATCAGGATTCACTAATACTGACATACCTTCTGGAATGGTTAGCCCCACCGGGGAGGTCATGGAGTCCCCTTTAACATCAAGCCAAAAAGCGTTTTGGCCCGCATATTTGGTGGTAGTGACCCAATCATCTATTTCGTTGAGGCTGTATGGTTCAATAGCTTCAGACCAATTTCCCGCGCTAACCCAACTGATTTTTGGGTACTCATAAGATTGTACAGGATGCGAGTCTTTATTCTCTTTCACATTCGCATCCCAATTAGCGCTGGATGTGGATTGTAATTCAGGATTTCCCTTTCCCGTCTGAAGCCATTCTGGATTGCATAAAAGAGCACGGGCAATATTAAACAGCGTATCACCATTAAAATTTTTGGTCAGCCCCAGCTCAGCTTTGCTTATAGCAACCCTCGATACACCGGCTTTTCTGGCTAATTCTTCCTGACTAAGATTCAAAGCCGCTCTACGTTCGCTAACCCTTTCAGCCAGAGTGCTTGCCATTAAATTCTCCAAATATTTTGTATAGCTAAAATCTGACACCAAAGTAACACCATCTTTGGAAACTTTGTTTTCGTTATGCTCTTGCTTGATTCCGACACTTTAGTTACGCTTAGCGAGGAGGTTTCTATGAAACTATATGAAATTTTGAAAACTGAAATTGGCAGCAATGCAGAAATTGGCCGCCGCTTTCCTGCAAAAGGTAAGCCACGAACCGGGCAAGCAGTCGGTAAGTGGCGCTCGCAAGGTGTGCCTGAAGATATTGCCCTGTTGTGCCATTTATCTTCCTGTATCCCATACACCTATAACCCGGCCGACTATGGCCGTAACCCGGAAAACCTTAGCCTGGTTCTGACCAAACCAGCTCATCAGTAAAGATAGAGGACTGACCAATGACTATTAGCCCAAAGCGTTGGCTTGCTAACTGGAGAGCCAAACGAAAGACACAAAAAACTGTTACTCCTCTTTGCCCCCGCTCAACAAACGTAAATGGGGGGCGGAGTGTGACTTTTCAGGATCTGGAGCATCTTGGCTTAGTCGTGCTGAAAGGAAAACCTCAGTGCTTGAACCATCCAGAAGGGCAGCAAAGTGAGCAAATAATTCCTGACCCTCAGGTGAAACCTCCAGTGTCGGATGATTCATGATTGCATCCAGACTTTGCTTGATGCGGAGCTTATGTTGTTCATCACTACCGGATAGCACGGTAATGGCGACAACATCGACCAAGGCTCTAATGTAACTAAGGGAATTATCACTGGACATTGCGCCTCCGTGGCGGACTAAAAAAGAAACGATTAACAGTTTATGTCCATGCATGTAATCACCCAAGATATTTAAGGACTGACCAATGACCACAATTTATCAACCTGCCGGTATAACGGCAGGGGCTGCGATAGCCTCTGACGTCCGGCGGGAGTTGCTATCCCGGAAAAAGGTGGGAAAGAACGGTTTACCGTTCCATACCGTGCGTGAAGATCAGATTAAGACCAGGTGGACAGAAAGCGAGGCAGTGGCCATAAAAAGCACCGCCAATGCGCTGGAATCAAACCCCGCAGTAGAAACCAATGTGGCCGCAATTCGTGGTTTTTTGGCGATGTTTGCTGAAGCTCCAGAAATGCTGGCTCACGTCCATGCTGAATTAAAACTCGCCGGGCTGCCGGTACCCGAGTGGCTGCCTGAGCTTCCAATCAGCCAGGAGAAATCCCAATGACTAACATCACGCCAACGACCACACAATCGGTAGAATTGATTGCCAGTATTGTGGGTAAAAAACTGGCTATTGACGGGCAGGAGGCCCGCCGTATGGCTATCACAGGGGCTTTGTCTGGTATCACCCAGGCATTTTATTCCCGCCAACATAGTCCCTCTGATGCAAAGCAGCCGTAGGGGGAACTATGACGCCATCTGAACTCATATACCAATTTGGCCGGCCGATTGCTTACTACCCTGGCTTGGTTCCATATCTTGGGAGCGTAAACGCAGTCATTTTGTTCTGCCAGTTCTTCTATTGGACTGGCAAAGAAACTTCAGAGTTTGGCATTTTTAAAACTACGGAAGAGATTGAATCTGAAACAGGATTGACCTACGAGGAACAACTCACAGCTCGTAAAAAGCTCAAGCAAGCGGGGATTTTGAAAGAAACAAATAAGCGGTTAGAACACCGTATTTACTATCAGATTGATACCGACCGGTTGGATGGGATGCTATCGCAACCTATTGATAAATCCCCAAATGGGGAAAGCCCATTTCGGGAAACGGGAAAACCCCAATTGGCGAACGAGGAAAAGCCCAAGCCGCCAGCAAGGGATTCCCTAACTGGCGGGCAAGGGATTCCCCATTTCGATCATACAGAGATTACTACAGAGATTACTACAGAGAAGCGCACACGTAAGGCGGCTAAAAGTTCGGCAATAGACTTCTCAGCTTTTCCGATGGCTGTTAGCTCTGAGATTTGGGATGACTACCTAAAACACCGAAAAGCAAAACGAGCTCCAATGACTCAGACCGTGGTGAACATGCTGGGTAAGGAGTTGAGTAAAGCGGTTGCTGCTGGATGGTCTGTGGATGATGCGTTATCTGAAGCCATGGCCGCCGGTTGGCAGGGGTTGAAATTTGAATGGTTGCAGAATCGTAGTCGGCCACAAAATCAGTGCGCTGGTAACACCGGCATGAGTCGTCAGGAAGCTCTGGAGGCGCACAATGCGCGGGTTGCGGATGATTTTGTCAATGATGGGTGGTGAGTATGCAGGGTTTAGATGATAAACGTGAATTTGCAGAAATCATGAAAGCCACTCTGGCGATATACGGCAAAGATGCTTCAAAAGCCGTGCTGGAACTCTATTGGAATGCGTTGCTGCCATACGATATCGACACAGTGCGCAAGGCATTTAGCAACTGGCTTACTGATCCAGACCAAGGCAGATTCTCACCAAAACCTGCCGATATTATCCGCAATATACAAAATATTGCCGGTAAACCCGATTGGCTCTCAGCGAATGAGGCGTGGGCATTGGCATTACCCGCGCAAGATGAGGCTAACACCGTGGTCTGGACGAATGAAATTGCCCAGGCATGGAGTATTGCCCAGCCCATTATGCAGGAAGGCGACAAAGTGGGGGCGCGTATGGCTTTCATTGCGGCCTATGAACGATTGACTAAGGCAGCGCAAGGGACAGGTGGCCTGTAATGCCGGGTTTGGTGCGGCTATTGCCATTTTCGATAAGGAATGGCGTGGCCCAGCCATTAGCTATATCAGCCGTGAGCAGTTACTTGCCACTGGCGAAGCATTTTTAGCCCAGATCCGTAGAGAGGCCGAGCGGCTGTCCTCAATGGGGGCCGTATGACAACAACGCAGCGAACTAAGTCCTCGAGAAAGAAAAAGACTGAGGTGCTGGGCGTCCTGTTACCTGGTGGTGGAATCAAGTACGCCACTGATCATGATCGCGAAACGATGAAAGGGGTGCCTGCGGGCACACCAATCTCAATGAGTCCAATTGGCGACCGGCGCAACCTGAAGCATCACCGTAAATTCTGGAAATTGTTGGAGCTGGGTTTCTCTTATTGGGTGCCAGATTGGACCTTTGTTAGTGCGCCAGAGGAATGGATCGCCCATGAAGTGGCTAAAGCTGTAGGTAGTGCCGCTGGAGATCCAGAACTCTATGAAAAGGTAACCAGGTCTATTGCTCAAGCGGTATTAGACAGGGTAATCAGGCAGCGCCAGAAGAGGTTTGATGGTGAGGCTGTAAAGACTGATGCAGCCTACTTCAACCACGTCATGATCAAGGCCGGATTCTATGACCTGATGCCCAACCCCGAGGGTGGCACATTGAAGCAGCGCTGGAGTATCGCATTCGTGAATATGGATCAGGGGGCTTTTGACCGTATTTATAAAGGCGTGGCCGGTGTTATCTGGAATGAGACATTAGGCCAGCACTTTGATAACGAGTATGAAATGGAACAGGCAGTTAACCGGCTGCTGGAGTATTGATATGAAATCTCCGGCATTTAGAAGTAAAGCCCTACGCGATTCTGCGCGGGGCCAATTCTGCACGCTCCAGATCCCCGGTATCTGTAACAGTAACCCAGAAACAACGGTACTGTGCCATTTGCCCAGTTCAACCCACGGCATGGGGTATAAGTCAGATGACTACTGGGCCGTATTTGGGTGCAACTGCTGCCATGATGTTATTGATGGGCGGGTACCATATGAATGGAGGGCGGGGGAGAAGGATGAAATCTTATTGCAAGCTATTCACGACACACAAAAAGTATGGATTAATGAGGGACTAATTGGTGTTTTGAAAAGGAATTAATAAATGAATAATGAGTTTGGTTTTGATATGAAATTACATGGAGCACTATTTGCTTTTTTCACCATATCAATGGTGGGGATTGCTGGTTACAGTGAAACATCTCTATCAACACAAATAGCCTTTTTCAGTGCTGCATTCATAGCAACAGTGTCGGGTTGTATGAGCGTTATGTTTCTTCTTATATCAAGACAGTTTTCGCTTGGAACCCCTGAGGGTAAGTGGCGAGGCGACTTATACATTAAGGCATTAGGAGCTAAACCTTGGCTAAGCGACCTAACGTTTAGTCTGTTAGGGATATCAGTAGGCATATTTATATCTGGGTTAAGTGTTCATGTGGTAAAAGATTCACCACAGCTGATTTTTTTATTATTTCCTGGCGCATTATTCATGTTTTTTTGCAGGGCAATTATAAAAAAAGTTTCTAAACAAAAGTTTTCCCCAGAAAATGATCAATAGTATTGATGCCATTGGAATCATCGGAACAGCAGCCAAGCTTGAGATACGCAACGGCAAGGTTCGCAAAGTTAACCACCAGGCGGAAACCGAGGAACAGGCCGCGCTTATTGCGTGGGCAGATAAAACTGTTATCAATGGTATTTGTATCGGGGATTATCTGATCCATATTCCCAATGAGGGGAAGCGTGGGCCAAAGGCTGCGAGGGATGCAAAGCGACTAGGACTGAGAAAAGGTGTGCCGGATTTGTTTCTGGCGCTGCCGCGTGGCGGGTATGCGGGGTTGTGGATAGAGATGAAGACATTGAATGGAAAGCCAACACCAGATCAAAACCATTGGCTAAATAAAATGAATGAAATTGGCTATCTTGCAACTATAAAATTTAGCTGTGTTGAAGCAATGAAAACTATTACTGAGTATATAAATAATAACCCAGCGAGTGCTGGGTTTAATTATTAATCTTTTTTGGCCGGAGGTGATGGAGGTGCTGCTGGTCTAGTCATTGCAGGTGGCGGTGGTGGATTTTTGCTATCTTGTGCGTAGCCTGGCTGATTTTTTGGATTTATATGTGCTTTATTGGACATTTGTATCTCCCGATTATTTACCCTTCGGAGGTTGCGGCGGTGGTGCCGGCCTAAGATTGGTTGGTGGTGGAGGATTACGGCTAAACTTCTCATCCCTTGATTGCGATGGTGGTGGTGTAGGTGTTCTATTACTCATACTCACTCCTTATTTCTCATTTTTAGATGGTGGTGGTGGAGGCGGCGGTGGTGATGGCCTCTTAAAGGTTGGTGGCGGATTTCTACTTTCGCCAATTGCTTTTTTAGTTTGATAAGGTGGTGGCGTCGGCGCTTTACTCGACAAAGTTGACTCCTTTTTCTTCTTGTAGAAACTCAACCCATTTAATATCGGATACGCTTATCATAAATAGTTTTACCGTAGGCATATCTTGATAACCATCTTCAGTGACCCAGCTCGGATCCTGAAGAATTACATGCCCTTTTGTTGGATCTGAAGACCACTCAGTAGGCCATCCAAATATACGGCGCTCATCTTTCAAATGTAAGATAACGAACGTTTCATTTTCTTTAAAAGTGCTAAACCATTCACAGTGATAAGAACGTTCTTTGGTGATCTTTCTGTCCCTAAGGAATGTATGGAATCTGTCATTATTTGCGAGAGTGCTGAATGTAAAACCAATTAAGACAGAAAAACCATAGGACCAAAAAAGATGAGACGTACCGCTCCAGCTTCCTAATGACCAATATTTACCGATAAATAGCATTAGAGGCTTTGTTACCATTACGCAGCCTTGAATAAACGCAGTAAATATTAGTGCTTGTATAATCCGTTCAAACTGGGCTTGCTTAGGATAGGATGTAAATGAATGGAATATCCACGCACTTACAAAACCCGGTAGTAAATATTTTAGTATGTTGAATATTTCACTGCTAAGTGAATCCATTAAAAACTCCACTGCATATCTAAATGCCTTAATGTTTTATTATTTGCAATAATAGCAATGGTTGTTGTGTTTAATGCAATGAGTTATACAATCAATATGTTGCATCATAATACTAGGACTGACCAATGACCACTGCTATTGAACAACTTATCAAAATGCACGATCCGCGCTGCGTCAGCATAGAATCGCTGAACATTGGCCGAGGCCGTGCAGTTTTGACCAAAGACCAGATATTAGGTACCTTTGCTACGTGCCAGCATATACACCCTGTCGGATTCGATATTTTGATGACCAAATACCGCAATGACTGTAAAGCCGAGCAACGATTACGGGCCGCAATTAGTGTGTGGCTGCACAAGCGACCGCATCCACCTCGTGCCATTGCTGCCTGTCAGTTAGCGCTCAACATGATATTGGATAGAAACCTTCCGGCGCAGGTAGAGCAAATTGCCACTTTATTACGACGTTACGGATCCCGTACTGGAATGACCAGAAAGGTCGTTGATGGGTTACAGCAGCAAATCAAATTGCTGGAAAGAGATAAAGCTCAGACACCTGATGATGGCGCTATCGTATTACTGGCAAACGAAATAAAAAACCTTCAGTCTAAAATTAAAACCGAACGTGGTGCACTACGGGCATGGGCTAATCAGCAGGCATCTGTAACGCAGGTATGCCCACGTTGCCATGGTGCCGGTAAAACTCTGCGACCTCATCCAGAAATATGTAACGAATGCGGTGGTGGTGGACGTATACCGCCAACAATGGAACATCTGCGCAAATCCATGGGCATCATAGGGGCTGAGATACCTCCCGGGGAGTGGGCTGCGCAATATGTACCTTTGGTTAAAGAATGTATGCACTGGTTGTTGATTGAAGAGTCCGAAGCTGCTGATACCCTCAGGCAACGAGTGAATGAAGAAATCGGGGATTGATATGGGAATATATGGTGATACAGCAGTAGAGGTTGTGAAGCATTATATTCGCGGTCAAGATTTAGAAGAGTCATGGTTGCGGCAGATAACTTTTTTTACGACAAGTGAAGTTAGCCGTGAAAAAGGATGCCCTAGATCTGCATTTCTCGGCTTATGTGAAAATGGTTGGGTTAAAGGGATACCACCTGGCGGTTACTTGAATAAAAACAGTCCAAATAAAGATTACGCCATCGAGGGAGCAAAAATAGTCTTAGCTAATCCCAGCAAGCAATATTCAGCATCTAAATTGTGGGGTGAAGCTAAAAGAGCCTTCCCTGAAGGAGCTAGTAATCACAATCAGCAGATGACTGTGGTTATTGCGTTGATGAATAATGATCTTTTGCAATACCCTCCATTGACTGAATGATTAATACGCGCTAAATTTCCGAAAGATGCCGGAGTATGCTTAAAAGCTGCTCCGGTTTTTTATTGGTCAGTTCCAGTCAGTCCTGACTACCCCAAAAGCCTGCATGGTTCGCCCAGCCGGCTTTTTTATTTCCCCAACCGGGGAGGTGGTGCATGAAAATGAATGACACAAGCCAATTTCAGTATTGGTGGACGGGGTCACTTGCCGCGTTCTCCGTATTAAGCACGCAGGACTACATATTTATTGTCGGCGCAGCGATTAGTGCATGGTTCACAATAAAAACGTATTACGCAAACCGGCGTGAAAAGGATGCTCAACTAAAAGAAGAACAGAAGCGGACGCAGTTACTTCGTGAGTTCTTAGAAGATAAGACCGTCGAGACTAACCCGGAAGCTATAGCTGTAGTGAATGAAGCTCTACAAAGAATGGAGAGGTGATATGTCTCCTGGATTGCGAAATAAAATAATCGGTGCGGCTTCAGGCGGTGCTATGGCAATTGCGGTGGCGTTAACTGGTGGTCATGACGGACTAGAAGGGCGTGAATACTTGCCTTATCGTGATGTGGTTGGCGTGCTAACGGTCTGCGATGGTCATACTGGCAAAGATATCATCCCCAGCAAACGCTACAGCGCTGCTGAATGTGATGCTTTGCTACACAAAGATCTGCTCCCCGTATTTGCCGCCATCGACCGCATCGTTAACGTTCCAATGTCCGATTTTCGCAAAGCTGCCCTGGCATCATTCGGCTACAACGTTGGTATTACTGCCATGACCAATTCCACCATGGTGAAAAAACTCAACCGTGGCGATACTTCTGGCGCGTGCAATGAACTGCGTAGATGGATTAAGGCTGGTGGCAAGGTCTGGAAGGGGTTAGTCAATCGCCGTGAAGTCGAGCGCGAATTATGTCTGATGCCATAAAACCGTTATAAATTAGCTAATAACACCCATTTACATGCTGTTTTGGTAACGCTACGTGAAATCTGAATCACTGGTGTATGCCATTACCCCTGCTTTTTTCATAGTAAACGGCATTAAGCCCGGATCCTGATATGTCCACAAAACTACTTATCGCGATTGCCAGCGTTCTGCTGGTGGTGATCCTGTGCCTTGGCGGTACCGCTTTCTATTTCCACAAATCTGCTGTTGAGAAGGCCGGGCAATTATCACAACTGCAAAGTGATCTGGATGAATCAAAAGCCACCCAGGCATTACAGGCTTTTCAGTTCCAGCGCTCCAATGAGATAGCTGCGCAGGCCGGTAGCTATAACGTCACCATTTCTGCCAAAAGCGAGGAAAGGCAAATTGAAAACCGCAAAGACCTCAAAGTTGAGGAGTGCGCTGATCGGTATATCCCTGATTCTACTGCTCAGCGGATGTACGACTATACGGACGGTTTACGTGCCAGGGCAATGCGCAATTCCGGCCAACCTGACGGAACCCTTACTGGTGCCACTCCCCACCACAGAATGACTTACCGCCAAGCAGTGCTGTGGATTGACCCGTTACTGACCCTGTTAGACCGGGCTAATAACGATAGAGAGTTGATCCGCAGTCTGCCATCACAGCAATCCAATGGGGATAAATGAGCTGAAGCAAGTCATTACAGAGTCACTTCCCAAGAGGTGGTTCAATAATGGCCCACAAGACGAGCCGACGCCGGGCGCGAGTACAGCACAAACCACGGAAGTGCCAATCACTAAAACGGCTGCAACCACGCAAACTGCAACAACTGAAGGTACTGAGAAGCCAAAAGGTATTCTCAGCAAAGACGGTCAGCATGTTATTCCTTATGACGTACTGGTGGCTGAGCGGACAGAAAAACAGCGCTTAGCAGGCACCAATCAGCAAACGGCAACGGAGTTAGCTGAAGCGAAACGCCAACTGGCAGCGTTAACGCGACAAATCAACTCTGCTGGTATGCAGCCCGTTCCCTTATAGTCGAGCGGCAAAGTAATAAATATGTTTCTTATTATTCTTAGCGACTCCTGATATTATGTAATCAGCTACTTATTATAAGGAATAGTGCATAGTGAAACGGATTATAAGTGTCTGCACCCTGATTGTGGTATTAAGTGCCTGCGATAGGAATAATGAATCTTTAGTTTTTACGCCGAATGTTGCAAGCATCTCTAACATATTTGGGTTAGACCCGTTACATGGACCTGTTAAATCACTCAGTCAAAAAATGCTGGATGCCAATGGGAATGTTATTTCTGAAGCTCATGCAAATATTGATGAGAAAGGCTGTTTTACTTCAATAAAGGTCCGCACTCCAATATCAGAAATAGATACGGATTACGTTAAAGATGGTAATTTTTATATTAATAGTAATACCAAAGAAAAAAAGTTAATTTTTAATGAGAAATGCAACATTACGCAAACTATGAATGGAGATGTTAAAACACTACTGAATGATAAAGGGTTTGTAACGGATGTTAAAATATCAGAAAGTGGGAAAATAAGAAAACATTACGAGTATGACGAAAGTGGATATCCTATTTTAGACATAAGTTATGAAGAGAATTTCGTGAATAAAATAGTGACTGAATTTGATGCTAAAGCAATAAATCCATTTAACTATGAAACGAAAACTTACATTAATGATAAGCTTGAAGTTTCAACAACAAGAGACTGTACGATAGATTCACATGGTAACCCTGTATCCTGTAAAATAAAAGACATATACCCTGATGGCAGAGTAACAGAAGCATACTCTGCCATGTATAACACCGAATACTACTGACTGTATTGCTTTTAATTGAGACTATAAAATATTGGAGTCTGTATCGTCAATTGTAGTATGAGATATTTGCAATTTATAATCTTGCTTAGCCAAACGGAACGCGCTAAATTATCCAAAGATGCCGAAGTGAGCTTTAAAAAGCCCTTCGGTTTTTTTATGGACGAAATCTAGCCTCGACAGGTTCGCCTGCCGGTTTTTTTTATTCCAGTTTCCCCAGCACAACGCATGTGCTTCAAACCATCGAACCTGATTAGAAATGAGCCTTTGAGGAGCCAGTACGGTTGGTACGCCTCGATGGGCTGGTTTCCTATGCGCCAAAGGTTCATTTCTAATAAAGGAGTACCAAATGACTTACGATCCGCAACAACAACGTCCAGAAGAACAAACAACTAACAGTAATCGTGAAACGCTTAATATCCAGCAACCCGGTGAAAATGCGAATACCGGTTTCGACTGGGGTGCTGTAAGGGCAGCGCGTGAAGCTGCTGGGCGACAGTCAAAAGTGCCGCAGGCCAATGACCCTAGCGTAGGTTTAAAAGATATTGCTTTCGCAGCATCGACCGCACCTTCTGAAGTTATTCACGGATTATCCCAAATGGTTGTTGGTGCTGATAGAAAATTGGATAAATTAGCCACCGATAAACCAAGGATATCAGTGGATGTTGATCCTGATTTGTTGAATGTAATTCGGAAAAACCCCGGTAATGATTTACCTAAAGCACTCGGTAAAGTTGGAGTTAGTGCCTTAGCTGGTATAAGTAATTTAGCTGGTGATGTCACTGATAAAATAAAGTCTAATTACAGTGAGGGAGCTAAGCAGGCAGCAGAGATGCCTTTCATTGAAACTGATTCTCAAAATAATCTGAAGCTTGGTGCTGGTGCTTTTGATAAAGATGCATGGGTAATGAATGCAGTACCCACACTTTCTCAGTTGTTCTCTGTGGGGGGATTTGCCAAACTTGGTGGTAAAGTCATCGCAAAAAGTATTGAGGAACTTACTTTTCAGAAACTTAAGAATCTATTGCCTGAATTAGTCGCGAGAGAAACAGCAAAAGAAACAGCAATTAAAGCGGGTATTCAAGCTCAAAAGTCTGGGTTTGTCGGAATAATGGCCGGTACCGCACAAGGTTCTTCTGGTAATGAAATGCGCGATGAGATCAATGCATTGCCCTTTGATCAGTTAGTGAAAAGTCCTACTTTTCAAAATGCCTTTTCTACCATACCCGTACCTGAGCCAGTGGGTCAAGCCAAAAACAGGGACGCAAAAATTGATGATTTTGGTGAGGAACTTAAGGGAGCGGCGAAGCATAAATGGGGCCAATTGGCAGAGTCACTGAAAGCCGATCATGATATTGAAGAAATTAAGAAACAGCCTCTTTCGAAACTATTCCCGCACCCTGATTACACCAAAATGCATGAGAATGGCATTGAACCAGAGAAACTGGCATTGCTGGCAGCATTGCGTTCATTTATCCCAACTAAACCGGGCTCTCCTTATAAGCTAAATCAGTGGGCAGAACAGGTTAAGGGAGTTCGTGATTTAGCGAGTTCCATTATCAATAGCCATGCGAGTGTTGACGATATAAAAACCATTTTCCGCAGTAAGTCCTCCTTACGTTCTGCCGCAGATGCTATTGACTTAATCTCGCAGTTTAAGCCTGAGCATATGGCCGAAGCGTCAAAATACTCAATTCGTTCCGGTCATTACACCTATTTTGACGGCAAGAGCTATCCCGGTGGGAAAACCCTATATGAGCTGGTTACCCCTGGAGGGATGAAAACTGATATTTCAGCGGGTTCAATGCCGGAGCTATTACCCAAAGCCAAGGAATTTATTGAGACCAAGATTAATAGTGATAAAGGAGATGACGCGCTTAAACAGGCTCAGTTAACGCCTAGACAGGCTAAGTTAGAGATCTATACCCGACGGGCAGACAAGAGTGTGTTTATTGGCTACAAAGGGGCCATGGGCGTGTTACCGCTTAAAGCTGGCTTCAAAACACCTACCGAAGCACGCGCTTATCTGGCAGAGAATCGCGCTGAAATAGAAGCCAAACTGGATAAATTACGCAAAACATCGCGAGAAGAACAACGCAAATTAACCAACGAGCCCCGGATAGGAATTGAACGCCGTAATGGCAATGTGACGCCTGAACAATTTAGTGATGCATTTGGCTTCCGAGGTGTGCAGTTTGGTAACTATGTTGAGGGTGCGCGCCGACAAACTGAATTAAACGATGCTTATGACTCGTTGGTTGATATGGCCGAATTACTGAATGTGCCGCCACAAGCGCTGTCCTTGAATGGCGAGTTGGGCTTGGCATTTGGCGCGCGAGGTAAGGCGGGGGCCAAAGCTCATTATGAGCCTGGGCAAGTGGTTATCAATCTAACTAAAGGTAATGGCGCAGGCTCACTTGCACATGAGTGGTTCCATGCACTGGATAACTATTTTGGTACCTATGATGTCCATGGCGAGTCGTCCGGTAAGCGTTCATCTGAATTTATTACCGATCGTATACGACCTCGTTATGAGTTTAGCAGTGGTAAAAGGCAAGAGATTACTCATCCGGTCAGGCAAGAGGTATATGACGCCTTTAAGAGCGCAGTCATGAAAGTCACTAATAGTGGAATGAGGGAACGGGCGGCAATACTGGACAGTGGGCGAAGCAAAGCATATTGGACAACTAAACTGGAAATGTCAGCGCGAGCATTTGAACGCTATCTGCTGGATAAAGCCGAGAGTAAAGGTATCACTAACGATTATCTGGTTAACCTGCGCAAAGCTGACGAACACGCAAATCCTAAAACCTATGCTTATCCAACCGAAGCTGAATTAAATGGCGGCGTGCGCCAGGCATTTGATCACCTATTCCAAACCCTCAAAACCAAGCCAACCGATAAAGGTATTGCTTTCTATTCGCGTAAGGGTACTGACATTGGCAAAGGCAATGTGATTTCAGATACCGGTCACACTGCTGCTGGCGACAAACCCACTCAGGGAATACGGCAAGGGCGGGCTCAAGTTATCGCTGATGTCTGGGTGCGCAATTTGAATGGTGCAGCAAAAATCAAAGTTAAGGTAGTGCAAACCCAAGCTGAAGCGGCTGCCATGATGCCGAGCGGGATCCCGAAAGAGTTCGGTGTTGTCCATGCTATCTATCAGCCAGAGCTCAGCCGGGTGATTGTGGTAGCAGATAATATTACTTCTGACCGCGAGCTTCGGGCGAAATTACGTCATGAGGTATTGGCACACCATGGGCTAGCTTCCGTCATTGGCGATGTGGAATATGATCGTATCATGCGTGTGTTACATCAAACGCGTGACAGCAAAAATAAAGAAATTCAGGATGTTTGGCGGGAAGTCGATAAATCATACCGCAATGAGTCTCTCGAAATGCAGGCTAATGAGTTTTTGGCTCACATGGCTGAGCGTTCAGAACTCACCGGCCTTGGAGCGATGTGGGACCGTTTTGTTTCTGTGCTGATCAATGGATTGAAGAAAACGGGCATCATGAATGCGAATGACATTTCCCCAACGGAAATACGTAATATTCTGCGCACGGTCGCGGGGCGCTTCAAAAAGACGGCTATGTATGATGGCGAACAGCCGGGAACGCGGGAGTTCGATAATACTTTCTCTCGCTCTGATGCCCTCTATTCCCGCACTGCCAACCCATCAATGGATGCTGAAACCAACCGCAAAATGGGCTTTAACGTTGAGCAGGGGGGGTTTGATAAGGCAAGGACTTTCTACGGCACCGTGACCAGCAAAGATAAAACGGAACTGAAAGCCTGGCTAAAAGAAACCGGCCGTAAACTCAATACTAAAACCTTTGATGGCATGGCTCCACTGAAGTATGCCGAAGATGCTGCCGGTATCAATGATGCACGAAGTTCTGCCTACATTGGAGCGCGTATGGCTGCCGGGGCAGGCTCTGTGACTGCTGCCACTTTAGAGCATGGCTTGCCGCGCTATAACAAAGCCGAAGGGATAGTAGAGCGACAATCCGGTACCGGTAAAGAGGACGCTCTTATGGGTATTCTCGACGGACTGGGAAACCATCGGGAAAACTTCTTTAAATGGATCGCCGGCCATCGCTCTGAACGGCTGATGAAAGAGGGCAAAGAGAACAACTTTAATGCCGACGAAATTGCTTATATGAAAACCCTCAACCGGGGTAATGAGGCTTTATTCGAAGGTCAGAAGAAAAAGTATGATGCCTTTATTAAATCGATTCTGGATCTGCAACAGGATATGGGATTGATTGATCCAGAAAGCCGCGCACAGTGGGAGGATGCCTGGTACTTGCCATATTACCGTGAAGCAGAAAATGGTGAGGTGAAGGGGCCGTGGACCAGCAAAGGCATTGCTAACCAGAGCAGTACCGTGCGCAAGTTAAAAGGCAGCGATTTGACCATTAAGGATCCTATCGAAAACCTGTTTAACTACGTGGCGAAATCGGTCGATGCTTCGATGAAAAATGAAGCAATGCGCAGGTCAGTGGTGAACCTTGCTGATACTGGTGTGCTGGAGGTGATTGAATCACCGAACAAGATGGACTTTGAGCGCATCGGCAAAGATGTGGTGAAGGTGTTTGTTGATGGGCAGGAAAAACTGGTACAGGTTAATGATCCTGAACTGTATCGCGCCTTTACTATGATTGACCTCGAGCGCAGTAACTCCACCTTTATGAAAGCAGCACGCACGGCTAAAAAAGTGCTGACCGTCAGCACCACATCAATGCCTGATTTTATTATCCGCAACTTCTTACGTGACTCAATCCACTCATGGGCCATCAATAAAGATGGTTTTAAGCCAGTTATAGCCTCATGGGCCGGATTTAAAAAAGCGTTACGCACCGATGATAGTCTGGTGGATATGATGTTTGCCGGTGCCACTTTTGGTGGCGGTTATTCAAATGTTTATGATCCAGCATCGACAGCTAAAACCATCCGCAGCGTTCTGCGGCGTAAAGGTTACAACGATAGCCAAATCCACGAATTTGAGTCCTCAATCGCCCGCAACAGCAAAGAGGTGATGGGCAAGATTGAACAGGGTTTGCATAAATATAAAAATCTCAGCGAAGCGGCGGAGAATGCTAACCGGCTGGCCACTTATGAAGCTGCAATTAAATCAGGAAAAAGTAAGGCTCAGGCAGCATTTGAATCGCGTGATTTGATGGACTTTAGCATGATGGGTGCCAGCAATATCATGATTAACCTGAGTGATATGCTGCCGTTCTTCAACGCCCGGATGCAGGGGCTGAGTAAGTTAGGACGAGGTATCAAAGAGAACCCGCGCGAAGTGCTAAAACGCGGCGGCATGATCACCGCAGCCTCGCTGGCACTGATGGCGCTGAATTGGGACGACAAACGCTATGAAGAGCTTCAGGACTGGGATAAAGACACTTATTGGCACGCATGGATTGGCGATCAGCATGTTCGCTTCCCGAAACCCTTTGAAATTGGCTTAATGTTTGGCACCTTGCCCGAGCGATTTGTCCGTGCGCTGGGCGGGAAAGAGACCGGAGCTAAATTCGGCAAGCTGGTGGCGCATAACTTTATGGAAACGATGGCATTCAACCCTATCCCACAAGTCGCGATGCCGATTGCCGAGGCTTATGTTAACTATGATTTCTTCAAAGGTGGGCCGATTGAGAACATGGCAGACAGCAATTTGATTGCAGGTGCTCGTTATAACGACCAGACCAGCCTGTTAATGCGTGAAGTTGGGCAGGCTACAAATATGTCACCTAAGATGCTGGATCATATTGTTATGGGGTATACCGGCAGCTTGGGAGGTTATGTGATGGGCGCGACCAATCTTCTGATGCGTAACCTGAAAGACTACGGCGAAACCCCGGCCATGCGCCTGGATGAAATGCCGGTGATTAAATCGTTCTTCAGAGGTTCAGATCCGGCTAAGTCTACCCAGTTCACAGAAGATTTTTACCGCATGATGACTGAAGCCAATCAGATAAACAGTACCATTAACAGCTTCCGTAAACAGGGGCGTGGCGATGATGCCAATGAATTGATAGAGGAAAATAGAGGGAAATTATCGCAGCGTCAGGGGCTAACAGCGACTCAGAAACAAGTGAAGGCACTGAATGCCCAGATTGAAATGATGAGGCGGGACCGGATACTAACGGCGGATCAAAAAAGAGAAAAAATTGACCGGTTGATGGCAACCAGAAACAAACTGGTACAGCAGGCGGTGGAACGGGTGAATGGGTATTTTGGTTAACAAGCAAGTGATTTTATATTATAGTATATAATATTATGTATCGATTTTAAATAAAACGTTTTTGTATTACATAGACCCTTAATAAGGAAATAGAATGTCTAGTGGTCATTTTGAAATAAAAAAAGCAAAAAACGGACTGTTTTACTTTAACTTAAAAGCTAGTAATGGAGAAGTTGTATTAACTAGTGAAATGCATGCAAGTAGGTCCAGTGCTGAGATTGGTGTTCAAAATGTTAAGCTCAATGCAGGTAAAATTGAACGATATGAAATTAAAGAATCACAGGGAGGTTATTACTTTGTATTAAAAAACGATAAGAATATAATCATAGGAATAGGTGAGCGGTTCACCAGCAAAGAGAATGCCAAACAAGCCATAAATAACTTATCAAAAATGTTTGATAAAAATGATGAAAATATAAAAATAAAGCCGAAAGTTGCTGGGGCTGTTACAACTTTCATCTTGACATTGCAGGACCTTGTTCAAGATAAAGATCATATATATTATTTCAGGGGACACTCTAATTTTGAATATGATGCTTTACCTAGTATTTACCGAGAGGATAAATGGGTGGAAGGTGAGGATAAATTATTTAGGGAGTTGATGTTAAGATGCCCGAATGATTTTAATTCATCAATGACAGCGTTTCAATGTTTAGTTAAAATGCAACATTATTCTCTACCGACTAGATTATTAGATATTACTTCTAATGCGTTAGTTGCTTTATATTTTGCAACTGAGAAAAATAAAGATGCAGATAAAGATAAAGACGGCGAGGTCATTATTTTTAAAATCCCTAAAAAAGATATTAAATATTATGATGATACTCAGGTTTCCTTGTTATCAAATATAAGTAAAATGACAAGTGATTTTAAATTATCTAAAGATAATTATGGTAGGTATCATGAAGATGATAGTTATAACAAAATAATTCATGAAGTAAAAAAAGAGGGTGGATATATAAAGAGTTTTAGTCCAAATGAAATAAATTCAGTTTTATGTGTTAAGCCACAAATGGATAACCCTAGAATCATTCGACAAGATGGAGCTTTTTTATTATTCGGTATAAATGAAGACAAAAAAAGGCAAGCAGTTTTAAATGATGCTTTTAAGCCAGAAGATATGTACCAGTCAATTAAAATCTCCAAAGAAGGGAAGAGTAAAATCAGAATGAGTTTAGAGGATCTCGGTATTTCAGGTAGTACTATTTATCCAGAGATAGAGCATGTTGCGAATTATTTGAAGGGTAAATTCATTGAATAAATAAGCTTTCAATATACATAATAAAAGAAATTAAGGTTGTATGTGAAATTGCATCTGAAATAAAACGCACATCGCTTTTTATATGCATATTATATTCATATGCAAGTAGGTAAACTGCGATAATATATGGGTAGGGGATAAGGTAATATATCGTAACGCTAGGATTTACAACTACTCAGAATTTATGATTAGATTGGCTGCGAAGCTATCGTTTTTAACTTCTGAACAGAAACGGGAAAGAGGTGATAGAATGATAGTGACTAGAAATAAACTGGTACAGCAGGCGGCGGAGCGGGTGAATGGGTATTTTAAACGGGAGTTTGAAAGAACTCCCTGATTTATTAGCTTTTGGGTAAAGTGATTTTGTTATGGTTATAATTAATGCCCTCCTCAATAAAGGGTTCCTATTTTTTACTAAACATCAAGCCTGTAGCTGTCTTTTTATAGTTAGCGAGTTTTTCCTCTCTATTTTTAAAACTAGTCCTTATATCTTTAAGCGTTGGCACACCTAAATTTCCAAGCGCAACGCTAGTCAGTGCTAGTTCTGGCTTATTAATTAATACTGAAGCAATACCGAAAACACCATTAACGATAAACGGTGCAACTTCGACACCTAAAATCCGTAATTTCTCTCTTTTGACTTTTTCAAGAAAACGTTGATGTTGAATAAATGCTTTATCTACATTATCAATCACTCTCTGTGAAGACGCATTATAATCATAAGGCGATGAATTAATTAATTCAGAAATACCACTTGATAGAATATTTCTTACTTCCTGCACTAATCCATTACGTCTTATTTCTAAAATGTTTTTCAACGGAATATCTCCTAACCAAGAAAACCCTCCTTGCATTCCCTTAGACAAAGCATTAACCATATGGAGCTCTTTTAATGCTTCATTCTCAATTTTAAAATCAAGCGACTCATATTCCATTAGCCAAGTATAATAAATCCAAGATGTCTCTGCATTTATATATGGAGTACTTCTAAAATCTTGGGCATTTATTCTTGCAGCAAGCGCCTGTGGCATACGACCGGTACATGTGAACATAACCTCTATTCCCGGGTTACCATTAAGAACTGGTGATTTCAATCGCTCAGGATCACTCAACTGCCGTTCTAACTGTGCCCGCCCTCCAGCCCCCCATTCCGTATCAAAGATTAATCGCTCTGGGCGCTTTAACTCTTTAAAAACTTTATCAACATCAGTTAATGATGAACTAAATTCAAACAATTCATCATGACTCTCAAACCTCCTATCGTATAGATATTGAGCATGAGCAAGAATAAAAGGAGTTGCTCGTTCTTGGAGCCCATCTTGATGGTCACTGTTGAAATCACGCTTATCAGGAAGTACTAATACTATAGCAGGATGAATATCTTCCAAAGCTAGATCTCGATAGGTCATACATGTTAAAATATGTTTCATCAATAAAAAGCAAAAATGTTTTTTATTGGTAATACCATGTAATTTTCCAACTCTCAAAATAGGACATGGCAATATCATCGTATCGATATAAAGACCGGTGCTTGATACTGCATTTTCTGTATACGCAGGGAAAAGATCACCTGCAAAATTCGCTTTCAACTGTTCGCCATCTTGTAGATGAATCTCACCAATTTCATAAGATACTTCCCAAAACTCCTTAATATTAGTTAATAGCTCTGGAAAAACCAGATCTAAATGCTCTACAAAATCTTTTTGCTCAGAAATAAAACTAGCCACTTGATAAGGCTCAGCTTTACTTTTAATAAAATCGTCATAAAATTGATGGAAATTACCAAAGAGAATCCTAAAATAAGCCTCTTGAAAGTCCGTTATATTAAATTTCTTCTTAATTTCATCCCGTTCAAAAAAATGATTTACAGCTGCACCCATCGCTCTAATACGACCATCAACGGTAGTTGGGTCAACTTTTCCATCGGGCCTTAATCTAACTTTATCGAAACTTTCTCTGAATCCATCAATAAGATGGCTGGCGATATGCAGTTTGCCAGCTTCCAGTTGACTTTTTATTAGGAAAACCCGATCAGTCAGACCAGATATATAATCCTCATCGAAACCATTATCCATTACCTGTCCTATGCATATTGAATTAACATGAGTTACATATTATGAGTTATTACTATCGTTCCTTTTCAAGATAAAAACCATTACTTTCAACACTTGCGTTCGCAGCCCAGCCAGCCCATTTCACTCAGCAGAATGGCTTTTATGCGCCCGGTAAATTGCTATAGGAACTGCCACATCAGGGGTTTCGAGTAAAAAAGCCGGACTGGGGCCAGGGTGGTGTGAGCGGTTTACTGCTCAGATTGATATTTGTTGATAGCTGAAAAATTTGGACGTCGAGCCATAACGAATCAAAGGGCTATCGACTCGATTTTCACGCTGATGGTGGATTGCACCGGCTATTTAGCTGGTGAAAGATGCAATTACCTGCCAGTACAGCTGAAAATTAGGTGGATTCGCAAATGTTAATTTAGACACTTTAACACATTAACTTTTTGGAAATAGCGTCCACTTCTTGCTCTTAGTTGTCTGTGAGATTCAGTAGTGGCTTATCCACATTGCACTAGCAATAATTATTTGAAAGCGTCATTCACAATGACGAACAGAACCAATAACAGAATAAATATGATGATCCCTAAAATGATGCTGGCGTTACTATCCATGTGCATTTTACCTTTACCTGCCAGCAGGTAAGCAGGGATAACAAACGGAACGCAGAGAGCAGGGTGGATGGTGATCATTACGGCTGTCAGTATTAGGCAGACTATAAACAGTGTTGAAGTCATGTTTTCCTCATTTTAACGCTCGAAATTTTCCCGAGAATTTTCGAAATAGCTGATAACTATATGATCATGTTGATCTTTTAAAGACGGTGTTAAACGTAGGCTAAAGGTCATAACTCTGGTTATCTTATTGTTTTATATAGATAAAATTAAGAATTCTCACCTTTAGGAATCGTATTCGGTCTATTTTTAACCCATTGATTTTAAAGGTGAATTTTGTGGTTTATCGAAATTTATCGAAATTTTATCGAAATCTGATATTCGGTCTTTTATAGCATCACGTATTCTTTCCCTATCGTATCAAGATACTTGTTCGTCATCTTCTCCGATTTATGCCCCAGTAGTTTCATCGCAAATTTCTTACCTTTTTCCTTTTCATACAATCGTCCGGCTAAACTTCTGATCTCATGAAATTTTGAAAGAAGTACTTAGCGGCTTCATCGTTTGCAAAATGACGCCTAACTAATCTAATGCAACGTTCTTTATCTATGTATTACCGCCAGAAATGTGAACATATCGACAGGTTGATGGCCATGAAAAGCTAACTGCTGTGCCGGACAGTGAAAAGAGTCAATCTATATTTTGAACGTAAATGGCTATGGACGCAGGGGCACTCCGTGACTCAATGGTAAAGCGGGGAATGGTCAATGATAATACCGTACTCTGCCATCATCTCCTCCAAATTGTGTAGGTTCAAGCCAAATACATTGCGCGACCATATCAATGAACAGTGCTGTATTTTCAGTGGTATATGCAGAAAACATCGTAAAAAATAACATATTGCCTGACGACGAATTACTGCAACAGAGCCGTATTTATTGTTGTAAAAATAACAATAAATTATCTCGCATAAGAAATATCTTACAATAAGTCAGCTTCCATTCTGATATACGCCCCTTTTTGTTTATTGTTTAATCACCTCAACAAGGTAAAATGTTGATTAATATCAAACTTTGATAAAATTGTTACTTTGATAACCTCAATTGTGTTGACATTTTCTAATGTAATTAGAATAACCTCAGACTATAAACATGAAAAAGCAACTGATAGCACTTACAGCACTGTCTTATTTGATTTTTGGCTTCAATGCAGCAAACGCAAAAGCACCAACAGCAGAATTAACAGTCAAAGGTCAGGTGAGCCCCCCTGGTTGTATTGTCATGGCTCCAGACGGCGGAGTCTATAATGTCGGTGAAATTGCAGGGCATACTGTTAAACCTTCGGCACTCACCGTATTGCCTTCAATAACCAAAAACTGGTCAGTAATTTGTGATGCTGAAACCTACGTTAGCGTGACCGGTAGCGATAACCGTGCTGGCAGTAGCACGTCCGGAGGTCGCTATGGATTAGGTTTTGTTAATGGCGCCGGAAAAATAGGTGATTACGGCGTTTATTTTTCAAATGCAAAGGTTGATGGTACTGCAAAATATTTCCGTAAACAGGAAGAAGCCGCTGCGGCTATTTTATCATTAAGCATTGGGCCACTGAATGGGCTGAGCTGGGTCCATGCTAATGCAACAAAAGCACCAGGAAAAGTATTCAGTGCTGATATTGAAGTCATGCCGAGACTTGGCAGTGTTGCTGATATGAAAGGCCCCATTACAGAGAATGTTAAAATAGATGGTTCAATGACGTTGAGTATTATCATTGGTATATAGATAATAATACTTCTAAAGGGAATTCATTATTAAGTCCGTCATTTAAAATAAGCATTGATAATTTTATATCTAAATTAATAAGATTTGCGCGGCAGTAATTATATTTGCAACATTAATCCCCCAGAGAGGGTTTATTTGATACATTGGTCTTGTAAAATACCAAAAAAACCTTACCAAGCCTGAATATGTACGGGTTGAAACGGGAGTTTGCATCCAATGGGCGCATTAAAAGATCGATGGCAGTATGGACACTGCGAAAAGCATTAAAGCTACACAGAATATGGTAAAAGTGTACGGTATGAGAGGGCTTAACGTAGCGCCATCATTAAGAATCAGACATGCCGAAGGGAATGCTATTGATATGAATATTTTATGAGCGAGAGATTTCAAAATAAAAGTAGCGAGGATATCTTAATTGAGAATTTCCCCGAAGATGGAATGAATACAGAACTCCACGCCGTAGGGGAAAGTTTCGGTGTTATAAAAACCATGGTAGCTCTAAAGACAGAGCTGATTGGTCAACGGATATTTCATGAGGGTGTCAATGTTTTTTATCTCTTGTCTAATAATGCGGTTTTCTTATGAATGTTGTTATATCCCCATAATTTGAATAAATAATACTTTGTTAAATATAAGGTTATATGGCTTGTCAATTAATTATCTAAGTTATCTCAAAAAATATAATCATCTGCAGCATGATGTTTTCATCAAATTTATTGGCGTTAATAAATCTCAAAACTACCAATTCGGATATCCTTGACGCGTTAATAAAGCATGAGTTTTGACGCGTTATTGGAGTAATTACGATGTCGGGATCAAGCACAAAAACCTAGCAATGGTGCTGGGTTGGATCGCCATTTTGATGACTTAAGCAATATTAATAAAGGAGGTCTGTCGATACATTACCAGTAGCTAGATACTCTCGAAAAGCAGTGATCACCGGATCAAAATCATCAACTATAGTTGATGCTCCATAAGGTTCACCGTGCATAAGCTGCAAGCCACCTGGTGAGTTTAGGTTGTGCAACGTCCTGACGTTATATTCACCATCACAATCATTTTCACCTAGCAACAACATATAGCGTCCAGATTCAGTGTATAAAGATAACTCTTCAGGATCGATATCGTCACAAGCGTTATTTTTCATACCCAACACACCAACGTTATCACGGAAAAGTTCAAGGACTTGGAGTAAGTCATCCTCAGAAGGGTTCTTTAAAGGTTTTAACTGTTCCCTATCACCAGAAGGGCTAAAGAAATAACCGCCTAACACCATATCTTTATTCATTTAGCCACCTTGATAGATCTCATTCCTGTTTCCCATGTGTATTTTACTGGGTCACCATATTTATCGACAGCATGTATAGTGAGCGAGTTTACTTCAGCGGCATTTGCGGCTGCAGCAATATCGCCTCTACAGTAACCACAGACATCTTTACCGCTCACAACCATGTTTATATCGGCTCCCTTCGAGACCCCAGCTTCATGTGCTTGTTGAAGAGCACCTATTTCGGCATGAGCATCCGCCATATTTCCATTAGGGAACGTTTCTCTAGTACCGTCAGCTAACACTTTTGCTTTAGCTTGCTTAACCGCCTAAATCTTGGGCTGTTTTCGTATAACCTTCAACATTTCCGTTGTAAACGCCTCCGGCAGCCAGCAGTCGCTCCGCAGCCTTGGTGTTAATAGTACGGAAGGCTTGCTGTGCTGGCAAATCAGGTACAGAAGCACGTACCAAACGCTGAACCTGTGTTGGTCGTGGTTTTCCTTCAGAGTGACTATAATCCTTTCTACTCACCGAGCTATTAAATTCAGCGATAATCTTTTTCGCACCATCAAAATGAAAACTAAGTGGATCGGTGCAAATAAGCTTACCGTTTTCACCAATATAAAATAGCTTGGCAGGGCCATGAATGTCGCTAAGCATGACAATATCGCCGGAAAATACCATTTTTTCCAGTTTGTCTTTTTCCCTAGCATCCATTTCCTTATGGTGTTAACTAAAGCAGTACCACTGTATATCTATTGTTCAATAGATTTTCTACAAGAAAGCTCTGTATTTAGCCTTTTCGTGGAGTAAATATTTTTCTTATCTCTGATAAAAAAATAAATAATCGATGTCCGGCCATGGTTTCTACATTGATTATTTTAGCCAGGTTCAACCGGCGAAATTTTTACCCACTCATTTCTATGGGAATCCAGATAGATAACGGTGAATGTTGTCACAGGTAATACCCTAGGATTATAGCGAGCGAGGCTCTGAAAATAGTTTGAAATTATGGCGAGAGTTATACTGTCTAGTTGGCGATTTATGTTTACTGGTACTGATTTTTGTGGGAGCCAGCAACCTGAAAGCATGGAATAAGCCCCATCAGAAACTGATGAGGCTTATTGGTCATACACCCAGCGGATATTTGAGTTAAAAACTTTTGAATCCGTTAGTCCTCACTCTCTTAAACCTAGCAGACTATTAAGCTCGTCGATTTGTTGCTGCCACTCACGTTGTAATGTGATTTTTTGGTGTTTAGGTTTCCGCGCCAAATCCTCGGCCAGTTTGGCCTCCAGATCCAGCAAGGCTGTCAGCAAATAATCTTCCTCACTTTTCATGAGGGTGGTAATAGCAGCTGTAGCAATGGCTGAACTTGAACTCGGCGCTATTACTGGTTTATCGGCCAGAATGTTGTAAACCGGAGCCAGGTCGTGCCACTCTTCGAGCCGTTGTTGGTGGATCAACCAGAAGCGATTACAACTTTGCTCAATTAGCATGCGGTCATGTGACACCAATAATACTGCACCTTTGAACGTTTTTAGTGTTTCCGCCAGTTCCTCTTTACCTTCTATATCGAGGTGGTTGGTCGGCTCATCCAGTAGCAGTAACGAATAGTTTGCCAGTGTTAAGCCGATAAACAGCAGCCGTGAACGTTCACCACCGCTTAGGGTACTTACCTTTTGTTGATGCCGCAGGTAAGGGAAGCCCGCACCAATCAGCGCCATTTTTCGCTGGTCTTCCGTCAATGGTGCAAAAGGCGTCAGCGCGTCGCTGATTGAATCGTCATCGTGTAATTGATGTAGGCTTTGATCGTAATATCCCATACGGACTTTTGGATGAAAAACTATACCCGCATCGGAGGTTTCTGGCTGGTTAAATTCCTGCCATAAGCTATGTAATAACGATGACTTACCGCAGCCATTGCGGCCAACTAGCGCGATGCGATCGCCACTTTTTACTCTAACTTCATCCAGTTCGAATAAAACAGGTGCATCCGGCGCAGGACGCACCTGCAAATCAGATAGTGCCAGCACACGATCAGCAGGCAATGCTTCACCATTGAGCCGCAATTGCCATTGATTGCCGGCCGTTAATAGAGTTTGATCTTCCTTCATTCGATCAACTTGTTTCTCCATCTGCTTGGCTTTACGAGCCAGCTTTTCGTTGTCATACACGCTGCCCCAGATAGCCAACCGTTTGGCACTTTTCGCTACTCGGTCGATCTCCTTTTGTTCTGCATGATGGCGATGAGCATCGGCGCTATCCTTTTCTTCTAACGCCAGCCTGGCTTGTGAGCAGGGTAGACGAATAAATTGCAGGGTTTTATCGCGCAAGATCCAGGTGCAGTTGGTCACGCGGTCGAGCAGGCTGCGGTCGTGCGATACCAGTACAAAGCTGCCTCCCCAATTTTGTAGAAACTGTTCAAGCCATAGCAGAGTTGGTAAATCCAGGTGGTTACTGGGCTCATCCAGCAGCAGTAAATCCGGCTGGCGGATCAAAGCTCGCGCTAGCAGCAGGCGCGTATGTTGCCCGCCGCTCAGAGTTGCGGCAGTCAGTGACCATACGTTTTCCTCAAAACCCAGTGTGGCGAGTAGGACTTCGGCTTGCCAGCGTTCCGGTTGGTGCAGGCTGCCCGGCAGATGATTGAGCACCGCATCTATCAACGTAGCTTCGTTTAATGCGCAGGGCAGATGCTGTTCTACCGTGGCCATCAAGCATTGATTTGCTGTTGTGATGGTGCCAGAGGTCATAGATAGTGCACCGCTGAGGATATTCAGAAGGGTACTTTTGCCACAGCCGTTATGCCCAATCAGGCCGATGCGGTCGCCTTTTTTCAGGCTAAAAGAAATCTCAGCCAGTAACGGACCGAAGGTGTTGTCGTAGCTGACAGATTGTGCAGAAAGTAATGTACTCATGATGCTTATCCAGATTTCAGGCATAAAAATGCCTATCGTCAAAAATTACTGACGATAACCGGTAAGCCGGAGGGAAGTTCTCAGATTGTTTAGTTAGCTTCGCTCAAGCAGGTTATCGCAGCACGATACCAGTAATGCTTGAGCAATGACGATCGCTAAGGACGAGCGAAACTAAAAACATTTCACGGGTCAACATGGCAATCCTCCTTATATAAATTGGTGTATGAGTGAGTTGATTATATTGATGGAGTTGTTATTTAGTCTATCTTTTTATATTCCATTCTTATTCCAAAAATTATGCTTTACTCACGATTTATCTGCTTTCAGATTGTCAGAACTTGCTCACCTAAGCGGCTGCTGTGCCGTTGATGAGTGGATTAAATCATAGGGTTATATTGATATCAATCATTAGTTTTACTTCATTATCAATCATAGGGTTAATGTTTTGAAGTTTAGACGAAAAAACCAGCAAGAGCTGGTTTCATTGGTGATTTATTTTGTCTATTGTTTCTACTTTAAGGATAATTCTTTGATATTTCTGGATTTCAATAGCTCATTGAATAACCTGTCGTAGTTCTCAACTTTGGTCCTAAGTGCTTCAATATAATTGTCTTTATCACTTTCAGGTAGTCGGTCAAACAAATTCAGCAATTCCCTTTGTCTTTCACTTAAAACGACTTCTGAGACGGTGGGGAGCTCTGGGTTATCCGTTTCATCACTTAGCAACCAGGAAAGGGAAACACCAAAGGCTTCAGATAATTTTAATGCCGAATCTTTGCTTATCTTTCCTTTCGTGAACCAGCGGCCAGCGGCTTGAGGAGTTATTCCGCAGATACGAGCAAGCCCCGACTTATTCACGCCGGTTTTATTCATTAAGTGATAAAGTCGAGCCGCAATAGGCAGTTCCAGTGAGCTTTTTTCTTCTTTCATATCAAGATTATAAACCAAAGGTTTAATTATATAAATAACTCTTTAGTTGTACTTTGATATAACCCTATGATTTAATCTGGTTGCTGTTTAACGTGGAGGTTGAAGCTACCCAGACAAAAATGCCCATCTTCAGCCCAAACTGGGCTGGGATCAAAAATACCCATTACGTAGCGGTAGGCAACTCTAGTGTTAAAAGGTTAGTTATAAAAAATCACAATTGAACATATGAGAAAATCTACTTAAAATAAGCTAAAAGGTGGTTTTTATGAATATAAATTATTTCCGTTGTCCGCTGATGTTCCATCCTCGAATAGCTAAAAGCAGTGGTTATCTGAACGTATAATCACTGCCACGAAATCAACACGTTCCGTGGCTTTCTTTTATCGAAAAGGAAAAAGTCATGAAAAATAAACACTGGTCACAAGTCGAGTATCTGCATCTTTCCGTCAAGAACCCGAATATTTTGATCAGAGGCCAACATAGTTACTACAGTGACTGTTGGGATGATGGGTTTGAACTCTCGGTTGTTCGTTATCTCCACGGCGACAACGTTAGCCAGCAATGGGAGCCGCTTGGGCATATTGACCAACTTATTATTGGTGATTATGTCTGTATTGGTGCGGAAGCTGTAATATTAATGGGCGGGAATCATAATCACTCCATTGATTTTATTAGCCTTTATCCCTTTATGAGTATGGTGAAAAAATCTTATCAGCCCAGAGGAAATACCGTACTGAATGATGGCTGCTGGCTTGGAATGCGCTGTATGGTTATGCCTGGTATTACGGTCGGAGAGGGCGCTGTTATTGCTGCGGGGAGTATTGTCACAAAAGATATTCCTGCGTATGCCGTCGTCGGTGGCAACCCGGCTCGGGTCATAAAATACCGTTTCTCTGAAGATGTCATTACGAGGATCGTAAATCTACGGATTTATAAACGACCAGATGATGAAATTGAAAAGCTGATCCCATTGCTCAGCTCTGACGATATCTCCACGCTGGAAACCGCGTTAACCGAGCTATGCCCTTGGGAAAAAGACACTTAATAAAATGAGAGCAGCTGATATTTCCTCTTTCATGGGGTTATGTCAGCTATTTCTAATATGTGGTTTTAATTAATTTAGTTAGAAGGGAAATCGAGTTTAATCGGGTCCCCTGTAGGGGGTTAATAATATAAGGATGTTACCTAATGATTCCTATAGAAAACTTGATTAAGCTTCTGCCTTCGGATGGTACAGTTTTACTCCGTTGCGAACATGGTGAGATAGTGAGTGTGGAACACTTAAGAGATAATCAGTTTGTCGCGACCTTACCGGTATTAATCGAATTGGCAGAAATAGCCGGGTATACAATTTCAATGCCCGATGTTTAACGGAATAATAGCTCTGTCGGCCTGAACAACTGACAACCTAAGCAGTTGTTGTGTCATCACTCAAGGGGGCAAGATGACACAACTATCATTTATCAAATCTGACAATAACATACTGACACCGGCCATGCTCGAAGTCAGGGAGTATCTGCATTATAAAATCAAGTTGAGATGCAGCTACGTCAACTATTTAACAAAATATATTCGTCATAGCGGCTTGTGGGCAGATAAGCACGCAGCCCCTATAACTTGCCTCAAATACTGTGATGTATTGCCGCGCTGTGCAATTAAACCTCCAAATGGGCAGGGGCCTGGAAATGCCATATTTTCCATAAACTCCCCCATTTAATTAATAGCGCCACCATCGACCCTAATTAGGACGGGGCGTTATGCACACACAGTATATTTCACGGAAGGAAGAAGAGTTATGATGCGAATATCGAAAAACTTGCCTTCAGGGCAGAAAAAACCAAGGCGTAATATTCAACTTGTTCTTGAACGCTGGGGTGTATGGGCTAAAGATAATTCAGGTATTGACTATTCCTCTATTGCCGCAGGGTTTAAAGGTTTACTCCCGTACACCACCTCATCACGACCTTCATGTTGTGATGATGATGGATTAGCCGTTGATGGATGTGTTTCTCGTTTAAAACGTCATCGGTATGACGAGTGGGAATTGGTCATTCGGCATTATGTCTATAATCAATCTAAACGTGCTATTGCAAGGCAACAAAAGAAAGACGAAAGAGCAATAAGAATAAATCTACAAATGGCTGAGGGCTTTGTTGATGGTTGCCTTGCCATGATGGATATTCGCCTTGAGATGGACGCCGAAATACAAAATTAATTTTTTATGATAAAAGTGTTGGTGCGGCCGCAAAAAGTGCATTAGTCTGATAACAGTTGGTTGTGCAGTTGCACTCATACAGTCAAAGAAACCTCGCTCAGGCGGGGTTTTTTCATTTTATCCCAAGCATTGATGAGGCCCGATACTTTTGGGCTAAGCTCCTAACGCGTATTAATTAGAACATTGAGAGCAGCAGGGCAACGGGCAGGCTTAAGGGCCAGGTTATACCAATTAAAAGTGATGATAAGCACCTTACTACTAAGCTCTGGTCACGTGTCAGCGGGAAAATAATGAAAGTAGAAATAATAACGCCAACTACATAAATACAGAGCAGAATAAAACCGGTATTCATCGAGCAATTTTCCTTTTGTCTATGTTGTTGGCTTATTATCACCGAAAGAGACGGTATTTTTACATAATAATTTAAATTATTAGGCCTCGCTATTTGTGTGGTTTTTTATAGTTCATCGCCAGCATCAATTATCCTCAAATAATCTCTGCGTCTGGATGGGGCACGGCGGCGAGCTATTTTCCAAAAGCAGCAAATATATGCCCAGGCCAACTGGCAGGGGGAGACAATGAAGATGGATAAATATTCCAGCGCGATATCCTTGTGGTTCGGCGGGTTAACAACAACGATTGGTGCCTTATCTCTAAACGAATGGGCCATGGTAGTCGGTATTGTCTGCACGACGGGAACCTTTATTGTGAATTGGCACTATAAGCGAAAAGAATTTCAATTACGGAAGAAATAAAATGTCTCCAACTCTTCGCAGTAAGTTAATGGGTGTTTCTGCTTTCGGAGCACTGGCTATTGCTGGTGTATTACTAGGTGGTGAAGATGGATTAGAGGGCCGCAAGTATGTGGCTTACTACGATGTCGTCAATGTCCTCACTGTATGCGATGGCCACACCGGTAAAGATATCATCCCCAGTAAAAAATATTCTGATGCGGAATGCGATGCTTTATTGCAACAAGATCTGACGCCGGTACAACGCATTGTTGATGCAGCTGTGAAAATCCCACTAAGCCAATACCAGAAAGCGGCTCTGTACTCGTTCACCTATAACGTCGGGCAGCATGCTTTTATCCAATCTACGCTGCTTAAAAAGCTCAATACTGGCGACATCAAAGGCGCTTGCGATGAGTTACGCCGCTGGATATATGCTGATGGTCAGTCGTGGAAAGGGTTAAAGAATCGTCGCGAGGTAGAGCGGGAATTATGTTTAGTGGAATAA